CTCGCACCTGAATGTCTTGTCTCAGGGTGTTGACGATATCAACCAAAGCTCGGTAATGGTCATAGGTTTTGTTTCGTGCTTCTGTTTCTTCAGGCTTTGAATTAACAAATGCTTGGAAAGTTCCTTCGACCATTCTGTTTATTGTTTTGTTAAAAACTTCCATCTTAAGAAGTTGTTCAGCATCGTCTCCGATACTTATAAGTAGTTCTTCGTTAGCCATATTTGTCTCCTTATTAGCTATTAAAGTTGATTTAAGCCTCTTTGAGGGGTGTTAAAATGTAGTGTTATGATATTACCCTGTAGGAGAGGCTATTCCTCTTACATCTTCGGCTGTCTTAAGTACTTCTAATTCAGCTTCATCTATGTACTTCTTGTGAGCAAATTGCTCCTCTTTTAGATCTTGATTGTCGGAGGATAGAGCATGTGAACTCTCGGCCTTCATCTTATCAAGCTCCAATTTCATTTGGTTCATTTGACCATCCATCTGAGCTTTCATCTCAGCTAACTGCTGTTGACGTTCCTGTAACTCAAGTTGTTTCTGAGCCATTTGAGTTTGCATTTCTTGCATTGGATCAGGTTGTGGTTCAGGTAATTGATCAGGTGGTGTTAAGAACTCTTCGACATTTAATATGCCTTGTTTCTGTAGTGCCTCTTTCATCATGTTGAATCTATTTGGCATTTGATACATTGGTTGTAAGTTTGGATCCTGTGAGAATAGTTGATGTAGCTGCATAAACTTCTGAGCATCCTTTTCCTGTTCACCATAGCCAAGCTTTAGCTCAACCATTACGTCTCTTTTTTCTTTCCAGTCTGTTGGGTCAATCTCGACAAAATTACCGGCTATATCGACAACCTTTTCATACTGTTCATTCTCTACAACAAGCTTATAAACTTCGTGGAATAAAGGCTTGAGGAATTGATTTGCAAAGTTACGAGCTATTATCTTTTGTCTTTGCTGAGACATTGTCGCTAACTGCTCAACCATTGCTGCTGAGTTTTGTTTACTAATGGCATCTTTATTGAGGCCTTGGGATAATTTTGAAACTCCTGTGGTGTCTTCATTTTGCTCTTCAAGCATCTGAAGTGTCTGAAATATAAATGGGTTTAGAGGTGCCTGAGGCATAGGAGATATAGCATCCGGCCTTGATACGTTTACCAAACCACCAACACGGTTATCTATAAGTTCTCTTGGGTTAGTTAGACCACCTTTAACAACCATGTATCTAGGGTTATTAGTTATAACTGCATGATCTAAAATAGACCTAGTTAATATAGTTCTAGCATTCTGTGTTGCTATAACTTTTGATGCAAAGTTAGAACCATAAAAGGCATGGGGTATGGGTAGGGGTGTGAATACGATAAAAGGCTTTCTATCGACTTCTACACACTCAAGTATAACATTACCGGCTTTACAAATTTTATACAGGTAGGCAATACCAGTACCTTCTTTGTCTAACATCATATAGCATTCGTAAACCATGATATCACGGACTTGATCTTGGTAGCCTTTAGTATCAAAACCACGACTAGCACCTATGCTTTCAAATCTAGCTAATATCTCAGGGTCTGTCTCTACTTCGACATCCTCATGGTCTGATCCTATATCTTTAAGTACTTCTTCAGAATAACCCATTTCCCTTAACTCAGTTAAAGTCTTACGAGTTCTATGAGCTACAAAGTTAACGTCATCTAATGACTTTGCCTGTGGCTCAATTAAGAACTCTTCAGGAGCCAGTGACTGGATAACAACCTGTGATGCATCTCTTGCTTTTAATATAGTTCCTGAGATTAAACCTACTTCATTTGTTTCATTATCACCTAACTCAATACCTTCTTGAGCTATAAGCATGTCTAATTCATCTTGGTTCAGGTCGTTAAACTCTTCCTCAATGATTTCTTCTTTCTCATCCCAAAATACTTTAGAAACACCAACTCTAGCTGTTAGTCCATCATGGATAGCTGAGTTCATAACTTCAAAGGCATCATTCTGTCTGAACATTACATAGTCTGTGTATTTAGAACAAACTTCTGCCTGTTCAACATCATCAGCATTCTGAGGTGCAAACTTAACTATGTTGTTACCTGCAGCAAAGGTCTCTAATAGAGCTGCCTTTAATGATTCAACACTGTCGTAAACATCCTGTGATACAAACTTAGAATTTCCATCGTGAGCAGGTCGTGGGAGTGTGGCATTGTAATACTCAGTGACTTTCTTACGTTCTTTAGAAATTTCACTGTCATAATAGCCAACAGAAGTCTTAATGTTGTTTTCGACCATTACGACAATGTCACTGTCTTCTAGTTTTGAATATTCTTCAATTTTAGCCATGTTTATACCATTTCCATATAAAATTCATTCCCACTTTCGACAGGATCCCAAGCTCCTTCATGCACATAGTTTGCAAGAGCAAGTGACATAACACAGTCGTCAAAACATCCATGCTCGGCCTCCATTGCACCATTTTCGGTTACTATGTAAGTAAGCATTTCTCTGATTGTGACTTTGTCATTAAGTTCCAACTCTTTCTCTCGCATTGAGGCTCTGAGTTGATCGATGATTAAGGGTTTAGTTTTAACAGTGGTTGTAAAACCAAGTTTCACAGTTTCTCTGTCAGTTAGTTTATCGTGTTGTATTTCAGTGTAAAAGTTTGGATAGGCTAAGTCTTTACCTAACCTAGTACAGGTCAATATACCGTGTGAGTTGTTCTCTACACAGATAAATCCATCGTTGTAATAGGTTCCCAAGTGAAACAATACTGTTGCGAAGTAGTCAGGGTGGACATGGCCTCGCCACGTTGCAACCTGTCTTTTTTTACTGTCGAGTACAATCGCCACGGAGTAGTCTCCGTTCCGTATTCCCATAGATACATCTGCACCAATGACATACTGTTCTCCACTATCATGTTTGATAAAAGTAGTTAGTTCACCACGACTATGATTCACCCACTCATCAGTTTCTAAGGCTAGTCTTTCTTCGACATCCTTAGTCTCAGGTATTAACTTCTGAAGTTGTTCAGGGTTAAACACTGGACGACCAGTAGTAAGGAAAGCTTCATCAGGGAATGAAGGGTACTCTTGTTTAAACAAGTCTATACCGTTCTGAGCAATCTTACGTCTACGAAACATAAGCTGTTCATTGTCTAACTTATACTTTTTAGCTAGATCCTTTTCATCAGGGGTTCGCTTAAAGTTTTTAGGTACTTCTTCACGATAATCAGGGTCAGTGAACCATGGAATAAAAACCGGCACATAGCCGTTCTTACCTTCGATAGCACCTTTCCATAAATTGTAGAATATACCGGATATACCATTTGCTGTACTTTCAATAAAGATTGCTGTGTTAGGGGTATTAGGAACTGCTTGAGCAAGACCATTCCAAATGTCTTCAGCAGACGACTTAGGCCAAAAAGCAAGTTCCGAGGCATGACAATGAGTAATTGTCTCCCCCCTGCCAACGCTGTCTCCACCTGCTGTGGCGACCACGAATGAACTGTCAAGGATATCAAAGCTTAACTCCCTTCTTGATGAGTATTTAGTATGAGGCTTGAGTATCTCCGGACAGTTCTCATGATATCTTTTAGTCATATCAAATAATGCTCTAGTACTATCGGCATGGTGAGTGATAACCATACCCTTACGAGCTTTATTCTGAGACACTGAGAAGTAAAGGTAGCCACCGGTATAAGTCGATAGACCCTGTTGTCTAGCCTTTAGGATAATAACCCTAATCTTACCTTCTGTTTTTTGTTGTTTGTCTACTGCCTTCTGAAGTATTTCTTGGGCAGGGTTCAAAGTAAGTGGAGCAATATCACCTGACTTTGTTCGTATCTTTAATGCAGATTTTGAGTAAAAAGGAAACTCATTAAGAAGTCGTTTTCTAATCTTCTTTAGTTGTGGATCCATCGTTTTCTTCAGTAACGAGAGATGCTAGAAAGTCTTCAGCTTTAGTCAAAGCTACTTCATTCTTAGATGCAGGTTTCTGCTTGGTAAAATCTAATACCAGTCTTGCTGCAGCTAGTCTCTCTCTTGTTTCTCCAACCACGTTCATTACCTCGACTGCTGTCTGTAATGCCTGTTTAGAGTATTCGTCTTCTATGTTAAACTTATCAGCCATAATATTAACTAACCTCTCTGCTTCCTTTTTCGCTTCTGCTCTAATGGGTTCTATTTGCTCTTTTCTATAGCCGTCAGGAACCCCTCGTGGACGACCACCGTTTATCTTCTTCTTGTTAGACCAAGACTTTCGTAATGCTCTACCTTCTTCAGTTTCCATCAATGTTGAAAAGTAGTTATTCTTAGGAGCCTTCTGAGGATATACAGTTTTTGATGGTGACTTGGCTCTAGACTTTTTTAAATCAGGCACTCAATGCACCTTGACCTAAATCTAAAGCTCCTGCACTCATCTGAGGCTGTTGTTCTTCTTCACGGTCATCCATTGCAAAAGCCGACATAATAATAGCTAATATAGTTCCTAATGGTGATGCATAGAATTTAACAAAATTAGACGATGGTTTATTATTCATATGATCTTTAACAAACTGATAAGTTTTAGGAAACTTTACTTTAGTTGTCTGAGGATCAATCA